GTAGATGCAAAATCTTTAGCATCTTTATCCGTCATTGAATCTGCTGCTTTAGCAACTTCAGGAGATGGTGCTTCCATATCACCCTTTTGAGTGGCATGAACCATACCCATAAATCTTTGTTGTGCTTTACTTACTGATGGCATTATCTTACGCTTTTGGTTTTACTGTGAATTTTTGAGTTGCAACAGGACTCATATCATCCCATTCTGGATCTTCAACTATATCAAATAATTCATATAATTCACTATCTAAAAAATAAACTGTATGTGCTCCATATTCCTCATTTTCCATAATCGCATCCATAAATTTAGATCCTTTAGTAATTTCAGCACCACTATATAAAACTTGAGTCTCATTTAACATATCGTAGTTGTCTTCCGTTACTTCTATGGAGTTAGCTATTTTCCACTCTGATACTTTCATATTATTTCAATTTAACTTTAAATTTTTGCTCAGATAGAGGTGTGAATACATCATATTCAGCATCCTCAACAATTTCAAACGCATCGATTTGAGATGGTATTAAATAAATTAATTTTTCATCTCCTTCTTCGGAAACTAAAAAACAATCTATTAGTTTATCACCTTCTGATGCATAAGTGCCATCAAAAAGCATTTGAGATTCTGCTACTTCTGCAGTTATACTTTTATGATTTTCTATTTTGTATTGAGAAACGGTCATTTTTGTTCATTTTTTAATGTATATATAAATATTAAACGATTGAATTAAAGTAATTTTCTTCGTATAAAATTCCTGTCAATAAGGCAAATCGGTTAATATCATCCTTTTTAATAGGAGTAACTAAGTGAAAAGGGTTATGTGTTGTAAAATCTAACACTGCAAAATTACCAAATTTAGGTTGTTGTTTATATTTTTCTTCTAATACCAATTCTCCCCCAAAATCTTCTTCCCACTCATTATTATGATATATTAATATATTACACACCATTCTTTTTCCACCACCATCTGCATGATTTTCTATAAAACAATCTTTACGGAAATTTGTTAAGTTTATATTACTACCATTTATTTCCCAAATTTTAGATAACATATCTTCTCCATAGCAATATTTTACTATTTCAATAAACATTTCTCTAATAGTTGGAATATATTTTTGTAGTAATTGAGAACTTTGTTGTGATTCAGTATTATAAGTGTAAAAAACTTGCCAAACCGGCTCCCCTTTCTTTTTTAAATCTAAATGATGATTTTTTACGGATTCAGCTTCTTCAAATGTTGAGCAAAATGTAGATTCCGAAGCCACTTGTTTATTATATGAATGAGTTACTCTAGTGTATAATTCTTTGTCTCTCAATTTCGCTAGAGATTCTAATTTAGATAATAATTCTGGATTTATTTCAGATAAATGTCCGGTATAGCATCCGGTTTCTAATATTTCCTTTTTAACCATGTTTAACTAATTGGACTTTCTTTCTAATATTAGGATACTTATTTAATCTTCTTTTTACTGCATCTACATTTTTAGCAGAATCATCTACAAAATAAATATTATCATACCCTTTTCTTTGAATTTCCTTTTCTATCCAATCAGCTTTTGATTCGGGGTTATTATCACCTAACGCAACAACAAAAACATCTTTTATTCCACTATCTCTAATGAAATTATATACGGGTTGATATGCAGCTCTAGCAGTTAAAATATACACCGCTTTGTTAGAATCAGCTGCCATTCTTTTTAATAATTCAAAATATCCTTTGATTACCTGTGGGTTATTTACTGAATTAAAATCACTAAAATCAAATTTGTCTCCTGGTTTCTCTTTATAAACTGCATATTGGCCAGGTGTTAATTTAGATTTTGAACCATTTTTATGAGTAATATAGATAAATGAAGTAGTTTTAACCAAAGTATCATCAAAATCAAATACTCTTAGTTTTTTATCCTCCGTAAAAAGGACTCTAGCAATCATTTCAGTAAGTTTTATCACTTCTTATCCGTTTATTACCCTTTTAGTAGGTTTAGCCTTTTTATGCAAATCTTCATTTTCTTTTGTAAGATATTCCACTTTAACTGATAGAGCCGCTACTTCTTTTGTAAGAGCCAATACCATATTACGAAGTTCATCCTTTTCCTTTGATGATGTTTCTAATAGGGCTTCTAATTTAGAGATTCTATCTTTACAATCATGTCTGATGAAATCTTCATCCCTCTCTTTGTGCATTGCTCTTTTTTCATAATATCTCCAAGCACCAGTTCCACCTAATATTGTAATAGCAGTTATTAAAACTGAATAAATGTTTGCGTTATCCATTATTTATCTCCTTTTTTTATTGCTTCAGCCCAATCTTCAATCATAGATTTAATTTTAGATGGCATTGCTTTATCTCTGATACTGATTTTACCATATGGGTCAATGTGTGCTATAATTTTATAATCACCATTTTCTTTAACAGCTCTATTCCAAATAGTTAAACCATTACCCATATACCCAGCACCAATATTATACACAACTTCATCAACTCTGCTACCTACCATTTTACCGATAACCGGAGTTTCTACAATTGAATTTACAATATCAGATAATCTAGCTTCCGCTACAACTTCTTCTTTAATTTTTTTAGATGCTAATTTAGAATCATGTTTTGATTTATTATCAGTATATGATCCCTTACCCCACCATGCTACAATTGCATCAGTATCAGCAGTTGAATGGAATCCAGAACCTGCATTAAATACATCTACAAATTGTAATCCTTTTTTATTTTTGATTAGGTCTTTAGCAAATTGAATCGCTTGTCTTTCGTTTCCGAATTTCTTAGCGGCTCTGATACCGTCCGAATAATGAACTTCAAATGCTTCATTAATTGATTCATTTGTATTATATTCATGATAATTTGATGCTGCCTGATTTATATAGTTTTCTGAATTAGTGATATGGTCTTGAATCCAAGCTGGAATATCCTTTTCACCTTCTCCGATTTTTGATTTTAATTCGGTTGCAGCTTTAATAATTGAATCTAATTGATTCTGAGCCATTGATACTTCATGATCCTGACCTTCTTCTTCAACTACAATAGTTTCAACTGTTGGTTGAGGTGCAAATGCTCTTGCATATGGGTTTGAAACCACTTGTCCAGGTTTTACACCCAACGTATCCATTATTCCTTTTAATTTCATATTAATATTATTTTTTTCCCATTACTTTCCAAGCCATTTGTATCATTTTTTGAACTGGCATTTTTAATAATGATTTTTTGTTTGAATCAGATAAAGCATCATATAACTTTAAAACTACATTTGCAGATTGAACATCTACCAATGTTGTCTTTCCACCATCTTTTACTTTTAACGCAGAATGATTATCTACAATATTTTTAAATGTTTTGATTAATGCATCTTCTCTAGAGTCTATCGCTTCGTTTCTTCCCAATTTATCTTTCATTTTCTCCACATCATCTTCCGAAGGTGCTCCGTTTATGTATCCACCTGGTAATGATAACCCAACTCCCGCTCCACCTGGAAATCCAACTTCATGCATCTTTTTACCAACCCATTCTTTAACTATCTTATCAATAGCTTCTTTAACTTGGTCTTTATTTAATCCAATTACTTTTACATCTCCATTTTCATTTTGATAACACGCATGCTTTAATCCAATTTCTTTAAAGTATTCCATTAATTTTTCACCAATTAATTTTCCTTTTAATTCTTTGGTTTGAGGAAGTGCCTGTGCTACATGCTGAGGTTCTTCTGCTTCTTCAGTTTTCCATTTACCTCCTGCATCTTTATATTGTTTAGCCGCCCATCCATTTGCATAAGCAGAAGGATAAACATCAAATTTCTTTTTTGCCTGAGAAACGTAATACTGCCACTTTGAAGGGTCAGTAGGAACATTTTTCTCTAAAAATAAGGTAATTTCTTCTTTTATATCCATAGTGTATATAAATATATGTTTTTTATAATAGAATTATGCTGGTGGGTTAAAATCTTTTTTACCACTCTTATCCCAACTTACTCTGATTGGTTTATCTCCATCGGTCTTTTCACCACCTTTCTTTGCATCTCCTCCAGCTTTTTGTGCAGCTCTCTTTCTTTTAACAAAATTGGCTCTACCAGCTTTTCCTAATTTTTCCGCCGCATGATTACTTAAACATGCCGCATAAGCCTCTCCTTCCTCTCCTGCACCACATTTACCAATTCTTTCTCCTTTGGTATTATATCTATCCCAACCTCCTCCATCTTTACCACCCCACTTACCTTTACCAAACCATTTTCTAAGGTCTTCTCTAACAGGTAATTCATGTGAAGATGGTAAAACATTAATACCAACCTTCTTTCCTAAAAATACAGCAATAGGTGTGAATGGAATTGGAGCAGGGATAAACTTTAATGAAATAAGAAATAATATTTTAATTAAATCTCCTGATTGAGCTTTCAAAAATCTTTTTTCAGATTCAGTTACTTGCTTTCCTAATATAATTTGTTGAAATATGTGAGCAGCTACTATTGTTTCTTTTTTCTCTCTATTAGTAGCATCTCTTAAAGTGTGCCAGTTTTGATTAATCTTTTCAATTGATTTACCAATCCAATCTGCCAATTTTTTAGCAGCCGTATCCAATATACCTTCTTCCATTTTAGATTGAATTGATTTATCCATATCCATAAATATAAAAAAACTAACTTTCAGTAATTTGAAAGGAAGCTATATCTTCGGATATTATACCTTTTATTGGTAATTCTGAATATGCAAACTCATCGGTTAATAATAATGTATCTTCTAGCCCATAATCCAATGGAATATCAGTTATAATATGCTCTGTGTTTGTTAATAAAGGTTCTCCTTTCCATTGAAAATAATGAGGAGTTTTGTTTTCTCTAAGTTTAACCAATGTTTCAAAATTCATTGCATTACACCAAAGAGCAAACATATTTAAAAATGATGGTTTTATAGGATAGTATGGTTCATCAGTTCCTAAATAAAATTGTTCATTATACCACCATACATCTACCCAACAATGAAACCCCATCCTAATAACTTCTTGTATTTGATAGGGTTTATTTTCTTTTTTCTTATCTACTCCTAATATATTTCCTCTAAGTGATATTAGATACATTTGTCTATATAATAATCAGTATTTAAACTTACCAATTTGTGTTCGTAAGTATTTTTTGTTTTTATATTAAATGTAAAATTTTGAAAATCAAATGTAGTATTTGGTCTAACTTGTTCATTTGATATAAAACTTGAAATATTTACAATTAAATTATAATCATTATTATTAAACTTACTTAAATCATTACATTTAATTATAATATCATTATCCCTAACATTACCAATTGGTTTAATTTTTTTAGATAGGTTTATCTTAGTATTAGGTTGTTCAGCGTTTATATATTCTATGATATCACAATCTACATATATTGTGGAAACAAATGGTTCTAATTGTTTTAAATGTTCCATCGTGCAATTTGGAACAATTAATCCTATATCATAGGTATGAGTTTTCTTATCCAAAGTAAGTCTTCCCCATTTTCTGATTTTATTTAAAACTGATTTCTTTTCAATTTCAGCAGTATTGTTTTTATGTTCTTCCGAAAAGCGAGATGTTTTTGATACAAAATGATATACTAAACTATCTAAACTAACTATTCTATTTATTCCTAACAATTCTAATCTGAATAAGATATCATCATCTTCACAAAACATCGGAGAATATAAGTTATCCATTCCTCCTATTGCCAAATACATACCTCTATGTTGTGCTATAAAAAATGCAGAACCTTCTGAAGTTTTATTATTATATTGTAATTGAGTTTCTTTAGCAAACTTTTCCAATTCTTCATAATTAACTTCGGTGAATTCTAAACCAAAATCTTTAATTATTTTTCCAGGTCTATTATGACCGGCAAATATCGGAGGTTCAATTGTAGTATATGTTACAGCAGTTGATTTATCAAGATGTTTTTCAATATTTTCCAACCATCCACTTAACATAACAATATCGTTATGACAAAATACAATATATTCTTTTGTAGCAATTTGAGCACATTTATTAAATGTATCAGAAAATGTTTTTTTATCCTCTGAATAAAAGTATTTAAGATTCGAATCATTTAATGATTCTAACCATTCATGTGTTCCATCGGTTGATCCATAACTTACAAAACACAATTCTTCAGTTGGATATATTTCTCTAAATCTTTTATAAAAATGCTTAGAATATTCTAAATTATTTTTTAAGCCTACTAATGTAGAAATGTTCATAGTTATTTTTTTAATATCATTTCAATTCTTTCTTCCAAAGTATATTTTGGTTTATAAATGGAATTGAATAATGTTGGGTCACATACTCTATAAGATACTCCAATTGGTTTATCTATTAAATGTTTAATTCCTTTTGAAGGAATATGGCCACTTATTTCAAACATTTTTTCAGCTAATTCATTAAACGGAGTTGCAATACCACATCCTAAATTTAAAGCATCAACTTCAATATCATTATAAACAACAGTCATAACCGCTTCCACAATATCATCCATATGTATAAAATCTCTTACTTGAGTTCCATCTCCCCATATTTCAAATTCATCAACCTTTCTTTTAATTCTGTCAATAAATGAAGGGAATGGGTATGTCAAATCTTGATCCTCGCCATATCCACTAAATGGTCTGAATACATAAACTTTTGTTCCACTTTGTCTAACAAATTTAGCTAAGTATTCTCCTGTTAATTTAGACCATCCATAAGTGTAATCAGGTAATCTAATATCATCTAAATTAATATCACTTTCCTTTAATCTATATTTTGAATCTGGATGTTGTAAATATGTTGGATATGCAGCACTACTACTAAAATAAACAACTCTCTTTTGTTTTGTCTTAATTACCCAATTAAAAAATTCAGAATCAATTGATAAATCTGTTGCAACTGATAATGGTTCTTTTTCAATTGTTTCTCTTCCTCCTACAATAGCAGCTAAGTGAATAATTAAATCAAATACTTCATTTGATTGTTTAAAATAATCTCTACAATCATTTCCTTCTTTTAAATCTACTCCAACTATTTCATGTTTATCTCCAAAGTATCGTAAAAATGATCTACCTACGAAACCCAAATGACCTGTTATTAATATTTTCATTTTATTATTTTATTATATAATTCAATATGTTGTTTTGCCACATTTTTAGAATCACACATCTCTTCTATATTATCTGGTTTTTTTACTTCTATGTTAAGTATATTTCCATCTATATCGATTAAATACATATATCCAGGAACCCCACAACACCATCCTTCTAATGTAGTTCTACCTAATAGAATACCAGCGGTAAAATCCATATTTTTAACTACATTTTCGGTATCCCAACGTTTATCAATATATTTTATATTAGGGTGTCCAAAATCATATTTACTATCACTCATTAGATATAAATCCCAATCTTTATCTATACAATTTTTAACTAAATGAGATACTGATTTGAATCTAATGTTATCCAATACTTCTCCTACAAATATACCACTTTTCTTTTGATTTTTCAAGCTGTTTTCATTATTAAATCTGCTTCTATCAATTGGATTATATATAAGTGAAACTTTATCAGAAGATATATTATAATCATTTATCAACATATCTACTATCGATTGTCTAATAGCAATATAATGTTCTATATTATCATTAAGAATTGGGTCTTCACTTCTTATTTCGGAATGTATTATACTAACCTTTGGAATTTGTGAAAAGTATTGTATAAAAAACTGATTAACTTGTGGTTGGCTTGCAACTATTATATCAAATTTTTCAGTTGTATCAATGCTACTCAAATCAATTTGTTTTATACCTAATTGATATAGTTTTTTTCTAACTATATCAGTTTCATCAATTTGTCTAGCAGTAAATAATGTAATATCGTTTCCTAATAAATGTAATTCTTTAGCAAGTTCATAGTGATATAATTCACTACCACCCAATCCATTTACATTTAAACAACCTAAAAGAATTTTCATTATTTTAATTTTAAAATAACATTGATTGTATTTTGAAATACAATATCATATTTATCTTTTGTTAATTCTTTCATATTATATAACAAATCGGTATTACTATTATGCTCAAATATAACAAACTCAGGATAGATATTTTCATTTAATAATTGATTTAATACTATTAAATCATTTCCTTCAGCATCAATACTCACAATATCAAAAGTTTTATAAGAAGATTTTTCTAATACTTTTTTTATAGTAGTTGTTTTAATGATTTCACTTTTATACTGAACTCCTCTATTACTTTCCCAATAATTTTTATCAGTTTCATTAAGAGTTGATATTTGATTTATACCCTCACCAATTAAAGTTCCAATGTGAATTTCTTTTTCCCCATCTTCTTCATCAATAGCAACATCAAATATTTCTATTTCAGAATTATTTCCATACAATTCATTTAATTTATCTACACAATCTTTTGTAGGTTCAATCAAAACACCTTTCCAATTATAATCCTCTATAAACATTCTAGAATTAGAATATTTAATACCATCATTGGCACCTACATCTAAAATAACACCATTAAATTGTTTTCCTTCTTTTTCTAAGAAACTAAGTATTATTATATCTTCATCATGCTGCGAATACTTCATAATTACCCTTCTATTAAATCTTTTACTTTATTCACATCATTTAAAAAATCAAACCCACCTCTATACTCCATATATCTTTGTTGATCTACATACGCAACCGATGCAGCATCTACATATTGAGAATCTCTTTCAGCTTTACCATTATCTGGATGAATATGTTCAAATATAACTTCATCAAAATATTTTATGATATTACAAGTGTTTCCTAAATCTAACCAAAAATTATCCGCATACATATGAATTAGACATTCAGGTACCATAAATCCTAATGTATCAATTATATTAGAAGTTAAACATACAGCAGTCGGTAATTTAGCACCCTGTAATAAATCGTTTCCGTATGCAATTCCTATTCCATTATTTTCAGTAAAGAAATTAATAAATGTGCTTTCCCATTTAGTTTTAATAACATGATCATCTCCAAAGAATGCTATATACTTATATGAATTTTTATATTTCATAGCAATTTGATTCAATGTAGGAATCATTCTAACTCTAGGATTTATTTCATAAATAACTCCATCTCTTATAGGATATTTGTGTGAATCGTCATCATCTAATGCAATACACAAATCGCTAAATCCTTCGGTATTAGCTTTCCAATTTTCAATGAATCTATCTACATTTGGGTATCTTTCACTATCTCCACTTCTTGATGGAACTACAATTAATATGTCTTTTTGCATTTTATTAAATTTTATTATAAAAATCGTTTTGTTTTTCTTGTCTTTCTATTTCTTTATGATGATATAGAGAATATTTTTCATCAGCAGGAAAGTTTGTAAATGTTGTATATCCAGTTATTCTTTCATGCACCTTTCCATGCCATTCCACATCATCAGTATTTTTATAGATACGGGTTTGATAATCGGGCCAATTTACCCATCCATTTTCATTAACATTCCAACCCCATTTTTGAATATGGGATTCGGTTAATCCTTTAACTGTATTTACTCTAGGAACAAATATAATATCAACACTATTTAATGTTAATATTTGTTTTAATTTTTCTAATAAAATTTCAGATGGTTCTTCATCGGCATCTATTTGAAAAATATATTCTCCTTCACAATTCTTTTTAAGATTGTTTTTAAATGAAGCAAAATCTTTATTTAAAGGGAACGAAATAACCTTAACTTGCTTTTGTAAATCAGATATTATATTAAGATAATCTTTTACTTCTTTTGTAACTGATTCAGTATCAAATTGAATCACAATTTCATCTTCGCTATCTACACGCACGAGTAAAAAGTTAATTAAAGAAGTTACTTCTTTTAACTCATTACACACGGTCACTGCATAACTAATTTTCATTTTCTTGTTTTTTTATAAATTCATCATCTCCTCCAGTTGAATATGGTGGAGTTTGTGTAGAAGTAGTTGTCCATTCAGTTTTCCGATAATTGTATGGATTAACATATGTCTTAGATTCTTCATCTTTAACCTCTGCTAAAACTTCTTTTAAATAATCCCATTGGGCAGGAGTGATATTATAATGATGAACTCCTTGAGAAAATCCTTTTAACCATATAACAAATTCTTTTGATGTCATAACCTATTTTAATTGTTTAAATTTTCTTTTCTCTCTTCTATTTTTTTAGATGTATTATATCCAGGCAAAAATTTATCCTTTAAATATTCTTTATCTATTTCAACCAATTCAACACTTTTAATAGAAGTCATTTTATATTCTCTATAATTTCCTTCATATATTAATGGTTTTCTTTTTAACATTTGAAATAATGGTTTTCCATCATTTGGAAATTTTCTCATTAAAAATCTAAATTCCTCCGCATTATTAATACCATCCTCCGATACATTATCTAATGCTAAGCGTATTGCATCAAAGAATTTTTCAGGATTAACATGCTTTAATTTTATAGATGGAAAGAATACTTTTTTATCCGTAAATCTTCCAATTAAAAATATGTATGTAGTATTCAATCCCGATAAAACTTTTGTTTGTGCAGGATCTGCATATCGATATGTTACTATTTTATAAAAATTACCAGGTTTCATCATACCATGAGGTATTTGTTTAACTCCTGATATAATGTTACCCCATTGATTTGTAAAAATTCTATTAGTTACGGGCATTTATGATTTATTAAAATTCAGGTAAAACCAAATCAACATGCTTAGCTACTTTCACATACTTTTCACATATTGATTTAAAAACCTCAGTCATTTTCTTATGAGAAAATTTAACTCTATTTTCTTTACCTAACTTAATTGATTCAGAAAGGTATTTATCATAATTATTATAAACATCAGATATTTTTACTGCTGCATTAGAATAATTTACATAAAACCATTGAGATTCTTGTAATAAGAATTGGTTTGAAGCGGATGGATCCACATTTCTCAATTGCCCATCTAATAAAATAGAACCTTTATCATTTAAAAAATCAACATGCCCACTCCAATTAGATGCAATTACCGGCTTTCCAGTTAAACTGAATTCTAATAATGGTCTTCCGAATCCTTCACCATGAGTAAATGAAATCATAGCTTTGATTTTATCATCATTATATAATTTCCACATATCATCGGTATCCAAATCACCATGTAATAAATAAATAGATGCTTGACTTTTTACAGTTGATGCAATTCTATCTATTCTCTTCGCCATTTCTTCTCTATCTCTAATACTAAATCCAGCAGAAGATGTTTTTAATATAATAGCAGGTTTTTTATTTCCAATTCTACTAAAGGATGATAAGAAAGTTTGTATCATACCACCAACATCTTTTCTATCATGATACAAATCACCCTGCAACCAATGGCCTACAAATAAGAAAGCAAAATCTTCTTCAATTTTATCTAACTTATCCAATCCTTTAATTTCTTTATAATCAGCTCCTTCAAATAAAACTTCTACCGGTTTAGTAACTCTATGTTCGGCTATTATTTGTTGAGTTTCTTTGTTTTTTTCACTCCAAGATGTTCCAACTATTCCATCTTTTGAATGTTTCGATGTAGTAATAATCAAATCCATTCTATTACATCCATCAACCCAATCTTTAGGTATAACTGTTGTTTCTATACCAGCAGTTATACCGATATTATATTTACCGATTGCTCTAAATTCATTAGGAACAGTCACTTGCATATAAACATCAGGTTGTTGATGTATTTCCGTTACTATATTATTCAATATCCAATTATCAAACTCCTTTTCTGGATCTAATTGATCCATAGGTGTATTACCCCAACGAGTTGATACAATTTTAATATCATACAAATTCATTTCTTTTAATGAATATAATAAATCTCTTGCATGATCTCCATAACCACTCCTTGTTGCAACTGGAGCCTGATATAATAAAAATGGTTTGCTCATAATTAATTTTTAATGAATACTCCGTTTTCGGTTTTTCCCGTTCTATCTTTAATTTCATTCCATGCTGCTTCTAAACATTCTGCAGGTTCTAATCCCAATTGTTTAGATAAAATGATAAGGGTTACAAACGAATCACCAATACCATCTTTAATTTCAGCATCTTTTGATTTCAACAATGCTCCGGCAGTTTCACCTACTTCTTCTAACACCTTTAACATTTGTTTTGGTGCATTTTCTTTTTTATCAATTCCTTTGTCTTTTGCCCATTGGGACACATTTTCTATTAAACTATCAAACGTCATCTTTATATTATTTTAATTTAAAAATATCAAATCTTTCTCTAGGTTTCCAATTTTCAAAAGTAGCATCAATTCCTTCTGCCATTGTATCACACATTCTTTTTGCAAAGAATCCGTTTTCAGAAAGGAAATATTCTCTACCTTTTAATCCTCTAGCCTTTCTTTCTTCTTTTGGTATATCATACCAATATTTCATAGCATCTGCTAATTCTACAACATCTACTTTATCATCTATGATATAAGGTGTAGGAACTGAACCATTCATAGTTTGAGCTTTAGCCCACAAAGGTTTAACCCATTCACCATATTCAACTTTACCCTCCCATTTTCTCCAATCATGTAAAGAACCAATTTCTACATAATCTTCAGCAGTTAAATACTTTCCATCTTTTTTGAATCCACATTGGTCTTGTAATCCACCTGTTACTAATACAATCGTAGGTAATCCCGACATAATACCTTCAGCAGTTGTTAATCCAAATCCTTCGTTTCCAGATATATTAACCGATACATCACATAAATTCATCAACTCATTAATTTGCTCAGTTGATAATTTGTTAGTTGAAAATTTAATTTCAGTATCAGGTGCAATTCTTGCTGCTACTGCTGGTAAATCTGTACCATTTTCATCTACCGGTTGAGTGTGCATTAACAATAATACTTTATTTCTCTTTTCTTCCGGCAAAGTATCTACAAATTGTTTATACGCCCAAATTACATCTGATGGTTGTTTTCTTCTGATGTTTCTATTTGACCAAAATATTACAAATTCATAATCATTATTTCCAAATAATTTTTTTCTTAGTTCGGTATTTTCAACATCTAATGGTTTATATAAATTAGAAACACCATGAGGAACATAACTAACTTGCCAATCCTTTCTAGGAATCCACGTTTTTCCATTTTCTAATTTACCAACTCTTTTAGTAATACCATAAGTTTGTTTTGAGATACATCCAATCCAATCACAACTCTCATAATAATCTCTATTGTAATGAGGGTCTGGTAAATCATCCCAAATGTGATAAAACATTATCGGACAAACTTGTCTAATTTCATGTTCAATATCATATAACCAAATCCAATAACGAGGGTCAGTAAAGTGTAAGATACCATCTATATCATGTTTTGCTAATAAAGTTCTAATTAAATCAGCATCACCATAACCATTGTATGGGTAAATTATCACACTACCATCTTCTACTCCACTTACTTTTCTAGCATCTTCAGAAACATCGATTATTTTACCAGCTTCCGGATGATTTATAGCCGCACCAACCTGAATCCAATTATATTTATCTAATGTTCCTAATACGATTTCTTTTGACATAGTAGCTATACCACTATGCATTCTTAAATCATCCGATAAAAGTAAGATTGTTTTTTTCTTATTACTCATAACTTTTTTAAAATTGTGATCCAGAAATTTGTAATTCTGCAAATGAATCAATTTTTTCTTTAAATTTAGGGTCTTCTACATATAGAGTTAATGATCTATTTACTAATTTTTGTAAGCTCATTTTTTCATCTATTGTATTTCGTTTGAATTGTGAGTATAAATCCTTTAAAATTTTTACACTCGTTAGTTTAACATCCATATCTTTTTCATTTTGTATATATAAATATATATATTTATTTTTTAGAAAAAGATGTTTATTTGAAAAATATTTGTATCAATAATATAATAGCCGCAAGAATTAAACATACAATAGTTTTCCATGTGATAGGCTCTTTAAATAAAATAGAACTTAGAATACTAAAAACAAATACTCCTACTACAAATCCTATCAATCTAGACGGCCATAATTCTCCATTGTAAGCATTTACTATATGCCCTACTGAACGAATGAATAACCAACTAATAGGGATTGATACTAATAGAATTAGTATTGGGTATTTTTGATTCCAATGATATTTTATACCACCTTGTAATTGTAAAAAAGTAAATATTTGTGCTATTAGACCATATAGTATTCCTATAATTAAATCCATAAAGAACAAATTTTTCTTTCTTTAAATTCACACCAATCGCATTGCTTTCCTTTATTAGCCGGATAATCTATTTCTTTATATTTTCCCTCTTCATCAAAGACAGTATCAACAAATTCCATAAATCCTTTCCATGCTTTATTAATAGATGGTTTTCCACTAGCAGGAACATGCTTTGAAATACGAGGAATTGGATAATCAGCATCTTCCTTTATCTTTCTTTTTAAGATATGAAATTCTACATTAATTTTATCTTCATCAATTTTATACTTTTCAGCATAAAACTTTTTGTATAATAAAATTTGTGCATTCTTAATAGGGTCTGATTTCTGATATTTACTCCAACCTGCAGTTGATGTTTTGAAATCTATAATTGTGATTTTCTTTGTAGCAATTTCTTTAATGATAATATCCACAAATCCTATAAAATGAACATTATCTTTGATAGGCATATTAAGTGGTAATTCTATTGCCACTAATTCATATCCTTTTTTAGAAAAGAATAATACTAATTTACTTTTAAAGTATTGTAAAATTTTTCTACCATCTCCAAAAAATTCTTCTAATTCTTCTTTTGTGCAAGGATATTCATTCTCTCCTAATTTTTCTCTTTCTTTATTAAAGTTTTCAACCAATCTATCTTTTAGCAACATATCCAAATCCATTGCCATTGCAGATGATTTAGTTGCATTATACATTACATCTAAAAACTTTTGAAGTGTTTCATGCATTGCCGTTCCAAATATCAAATTAATATTTGCATTTGATATTGATAACCCATCTATATAAGATAACTTATATTGTTGAGGGCAAGAATTCCACATTGAATACTGAGAAAATGATACTCTTGCCATTATTTCTTTTTAGTTTTTGTTTTAGAAGATTTTTTACCTTTTTCTTTTTCTACTTCTCCATATTTTGATTTAAGATATTCAAAATATTCAGAACCTTCTTTTATGTGAGTAAGAATGTTATAGTAATCTATTGCAGTATTTTTAGAACAACTATATTCTATTTGCAATAATTCTACTAATTTTTCATTAGCAACTTCTTCTCCTTTTCCTTTAACATATCTAAGATAATATTTACCCTTTGGAATAACACCAATCATAAGTAAATAAAACATCTTAGGCTCCATTGTTTGTGTCAATGGTTGTAATTCAGCAATCATATCAACAAAATCATAATTCATAGAAAGAAATCTATGAACCATATAATTGCTCCAAGTCTTTTTATCTTCGTCTGAAATATTATCCCAATATTTTGGGTCTTGATCTCTTGTGATAGCATTTAAATGATCAAAAAGTGTTTTAGCCATTAACTTGCAATATAATTGTTGTAAAATTCTAATTTAAATTTACTATATCCTATTTTACAATTGTCTTGCCAATCGTTTAAATCGCCATCATCCGATACCCATTTATATGATATGATAGGTATTTTAAACTCTTTACACACTCTTGTAATTGAATATAACTCCATCTCAAAGATACTACATTTATTTAACAATTCCAACTTTTTGGGAGGGAAATTTTTAACCTTTTCCCTATTGATAAACGTTTCTGAAGTAAAGCAGCTAACTCCTTCATTTTCAATCTGTAAGTAATCACCATCTATATCAAATGGAGTGATAGAATATGGGACTAAAGGTTCAGCATCCATATCTCCATTATATACATCTTTTACTTTCAACAACATACCCCTTTCCATTGTAAAACTTCCACAACTTCCAAAGTTACACACCAAATCTGGCTTATGCTGAAGTATTCCCATAGCAGTTTTATATCCAGCATTTATCTTTCCAACCCCAGTATGAACTATTGGAAAATCAAATAAAGTATCATACCCATCTGATTCTTCTTTTAGAGCACAAACAAACATTACCTTCATAATCTACTAATTTAGATATCCAATGATAATGATGATTTTTGAACAGGAGTTTCTTCGGTTTCAGAAGATTGTTCTTGTTGTTCTTGTTGTTCTTGTGGTTTTTTTCTTAATTGATGAGGAATTAATTCATCAACAGGTTTTCCACAACTACCACATAATAAAATATCAACGGGTACTACTGCATCATTTGACGTTCCGGTTACGAATTTTGAAAATTTCTTAACCATAACTGCATTAATAAAATATTCACCTCCACAATGAGAACAAGTAAAATCTTGAGCCTGTGACCAATCTAATTTTGGCTGCTGAGGTTGTTGGTTTCCTAAAATCTGTGCCATACTTTTTTTAATTTATATTTAATTTTTGTTTTATATTTTGTTGTAATATTTCAAATACTTTTCTATGCCCATTTTCATTTGGATGTGAATTATCAGGTGTTCCATATGGTCTATCTGGTAATAAAAATTCTTTCCAAATTGTTGTATCACTTCCACTATAAATTGGTTCAATTAAAATATCCGTAACTTTATTCTCTTCAGCTATTTCATCAATAAAAAAGAAATTCTCTTTTCTAAATGTTTCATAAAACGAATTCTTTTCATCACTTCTTTCAGTTAAAAATCTAATAGTTGCTTTAGCAAAGAAATCAAAATCTGAAAATTTATAATCAGTATAATTCAATTTATATCCCATAATAGGAACGGGTACATCGAAGAATAAATGTTGTATATTATTTGCTTTAAACCATTGATGAACTAAATAGATGTGATAAGAGTTTTGTTTGAATAATTCTTTAAGATAACTAACCCATTTTTTATGGTCAAATTCTTTTTTATACTTCCAATACTTTCCATTGTAAAAGTTTTCATAATCTGTCCAATAACCAACCCAATCATCTATTCTTAAAACATCTGCTTTTGTATTATATTCTTTCTCAAATCCATCTATCTGAAATGTATTGGTGAATACTTCTTTATAAAACCTATTATCATAAAACGGATTTGGAATCATATCCTTATCAATCTGTCTTTCAAAATAAGTTGTTTGAAACAAAACCAATGCATCTTTAAAAAAATCAATGGGTTTATTTAATATAACATTTGCCCCTACTATATTTCCAGCACCACTTATTGATATATTTTCAAAAGGAACATTTAACCAATCAGCTATTCGTTGTCCAAATATCTTATCTTTATCGGCATTCAATCCATAACCGATAGAACATCCCCATAATATTACTTTATTTATAGTTTTTTCCATATCCATATTGGCTCACAAAATCTTTTACCTTTTGCCTCTTCCGCTTTTGCCAATGCTTCTTCGGTGTATCTATCTTCATCACCTTCTATAATAGCACCTGCTCCCGCTGAACCCGGTCTCTTTGCCATTTCCATGCCCAAGCATCCTTCATATTCAGCTCCTAATGTTTTGATATAATCATTCATTGGATTTGTAATCTCCACATAACCCTTTTCTCTATCGTTTGATTTAGCATATACATCCGCAATATTAACTGCCAAATAACCACCTTTTCGTATCGTTGGCCATAGGTTATGAATTACTTTATGTAAAAACATTTCATTCCACGCATCTATGGATTTATACCTAACCCAGCTTTGAGTATCATCATAAGAATATCTCTCCACATTGAAATACGGGGGTGAGGTGAATACAATATCAAAGTGGTTTTCGAATGGAGTGAAATCAAAATCTTCTGCAGGTGAGCAATGGAATTCTGCTTTCTTTTCAACTTCAAAGAATGTTCTATGTTTTTCATACCACTCCGCTTGTTGATTATAAATTGGATGATTCTCTTTCCTCGGGTCAATTCCCACATAATGTTTTCCATATTCACTTGCATAAAATCCTGCTACTCTATCTCCCCAACCTGCTGAGAAATCTAATACATTTTCAACTTTTAAATAATCATATAATGCCTTTGCCACATTTGGTTTAAATTGTGCGCAGATATACTTTCTTAATCCCAAGCAAGTTCTCAATGAGTTTCTATCAATCTCATCAAATTTAAGAGTATATAATCCACCCATAAGTGAAATCATAAACTCTCTCGTTTCCCAAGTTCTTTTTGGACCAGGTGAAACTGTTCCATCTACACTCCAACGATTAGCCTGTTGAAAGAAATTAGATGCTTCATTACCAATATTATTTCTACTGAAATATTGCTGCTTACCTCTAAATGTTAAAGGATAATTACTCTCGGATGCTTTTCTAGGAAACCACTCTCCTTCTTTAAGAATATCAGCCCACCAAGTTCCTTTTAATTTTTTATAAGCATCTAACGCTTCTGCTTCTTTAATATCAGCATAAGGAATAGGATATTCCATAAGAATATCAGCTAATGTTTCTTTTACATCGTTAATATCAAATGTGTTTTTTATATAAGTCCATTCTTCTTTACCGATATGGAGATAGGGAGTCATTCCCTTAAATTTATCGAAATAATCTAAATACATATTATTATTTTTTTAAGCACC